AAAACGTGCAGCGATGAACTCAGCATATTCGCGGCTAATCAAAAAACCCTTATTTACCTTTGTAATCTGACAAGAGGCGGCTAATGAGCAAAGTGTCAGTAACATTATCGTAATTAGTATTCGGTATTTCAATAATCTTAATTCTGTGTAAGTCATATCTAAATTGTTTTATTTGTTTGTCTAATGTAGTCTGCATCGTATCTATATGCGCTTGTAGGCTATCCGATTTTGTCGCAAATATTGTAATAATTTGTGACAAACTGTCGCGGGTCCGCTGTTCGTTTTTCTGTATTTGTTTATGTAACTTAGTGCTATTATCAATGGTGATGTATAGCAATGCAGATACTAACAAGATTAAAACGGCTATTAGGTATTTCATTTTTTAACTAAGTTTAAAGCAATGGCAACGGCTTGTTCTTGCGGTTTACCCTCAGCTATTAAAGTTCTAATGTTTTTAGAAATACATTTGTTATCGCCTGGTAAGCATTTGATTAGTGGCATAGTGTTTAATTATTTATACAAAAATATGTTATTTTGACCAATTACGTGAAAAGTTTTTACGCGCCTGCCTTTGTTCTACAATTCTAAATATACCGTTGGCATTTGCACTTACTGTTGTACGTGGCATGTATTTAGGCAGTTCGGTTAAAACATTTTCGATACGCTCTAATCTGTTTTCTAAGCCGCCGTATGTTTGGGCCACGTTTACAAATATAGATTTTTGGCCTAACTCATTGCTAAGACTTACGTTATCACCAAATGCCCCTAAAGCGTTTTTAATGCCGCCTTGCTGATATGCTTTAGAAAATGTATTAAGTACATCGGCAGGGATTCTGTTATTATGTACGGCGCTAAGTACATCCCAATATTTATTATTTGTATCGGTTGTAATAACGCGTTCGCCTTCGTTTAGCATTGCTGGTATTGTATCGCGGCCCGCTTTATTATTGCCGCGTTCTAAGTATTCAACACCTTTAAAGAACGCATTACCAGCAGCTACACGCGCTTGGGCTAAACCTGCAATAAGCGAAGCCAATGTAAGTGCAATTGTAATAGGTGCAGCCGCGCCACCTTCAGCCGCAGCCTTTGAAATGGCAATAGCCGCATTGATTGCTAACTGAACCTGCGCTAATGTTTTTTCACGTTCAACAGCACGTGCGCGTTCGGCTTCTAACTTTTCTAAACGTTCCTTTTCTATTTCTAATTGGCGCGCGTTAAAATCTTCACTATTAGCGCGGATTTCATCTAACGCCGATTTGCTTTTATCAATTGCTTTGTCAAGTCCGCTAATATAGGCTTGCACCTGAGCATTAAGAACAGAAAAAACAGAATCAGAAACGCCTGTGATAACTTGACCTATTTGTTCAATAAGTTTTTTAGGGTCTGGCGGTTCAAGTCCTTCGCCTGTAATTTTACCTAACTCAACTAACTTTAATTCAATATCAGAAATTTGCTTATCAAAGTCAGATAATAATTTAGTATCACCAGTTGAAATAGCCAACGCTCTTAGCTGATTCAAAAGCGTTATTTGTGCGGTTAATATTTTTTTATTAGTATCTTTTTCAAGTTCTAAACGGCGCTTATCATATATTTTGTTAATCTTTTCTTGTTCTTCTGCATTGCCTGTAGCAGCTTGCAATGCTACGTTACGTTCTTGTTCTAATGCCGTTAGCTGGTTGTTTAGTTGAGTTTGTAAATTATTTTGCTGATTAGTTGACTGCGTACTATAAAAGTCTTCATATAAACCAAAACGCTTTTTAAGACCTTGTTTTACAAATTCATCTATTTGCTTTTCAGTCATGCCTAAATCTTTGGCATATCTTGTATATAAATCTTTTAGCACGTCATAGTATTGCATTTCTGCATCAATACGTTCTTGGCTGCCTTCTTGCGTATCTTGTATTTGTAAATTTAAAAGCGCTTCGGTTTCTTCAATCTGTGCCTTTAATTTTTCAATGCGTTCTTTTTCTTTTTCATCTAAAGAATTGAAATAGTCTAAGTTTATTTTTTTGCGTTTATCTACATTGTCTTGCATCATTAAAGTAATTTCAGCTTCAGTATCGCCAAAACCTTTTTGATTTTGTATTCTAAATCCTTCAATAACATCTATATATTTTAATTCAGCCCTTGCACGCGCTTCAGTACCTTCTTCAGTTTTATTGATTTCAATTTTTAAAGCATTTTCAAGGTTGGTTAATTCTTCTTGTAATGCCTTTAATTTATCATCAGCAGCATTTTTATTTACTTGCTTAATATCTTTTTGTGTTTTTTTTGCCGTTCTTACTTGTCGTTTGCCGCTATTTTCAGCATTTAAACCCAATGTTTTTTCAAGGTCTTTTGATGCTTGGTCAATTACTTTTAATTCTTCTTGATACTGCTTTTTTGATATTTCAATATTTTCTTTTTGGCGTTTTATATTATCCCTTGCGCCTTGAGAAACTTTTTTAATACCTTGCGCTCTTTGTTCTGCAATAATAGCTTCAGATTCTTGAATTTGCTTTAATGAATATGTTTGTTGTTTTAACAATTTAGCAGTAGCTTCTTCTAATGCTTGGGTCTTAGCTTGCGTAACCGCTTTTCTTATCAATGCTTGGTTAACTAAATCATAAGCCGCTGCAATTTCTTCGGCTGTTGATGCTTCGGTTAACATATTAGGTAAGTAATCGCCGTACTGCTGATTTATTTGTTCAATAACAGCGCTTCTTTCATCACCTTTAATATTAACATCGCTTAATGAATTAAACAATTCATCTACAGCTACTTTTTCTTTTGCATAATTATCTATTGCAGACTCAGCGGCTTCATTAAAACTTTTTTGCGCACTTGTTGCACCAGTGATTAAACTTATAACGGCAGGTATAGCAGTAAGCAATAAACCAAACGGATTTAGACCGCCTAACAATCTAAATACATTGCCTAACATCATACCAGCACGGCGCATGCTATTTATGTTTCGCGCGCCTTGAACTAACGAACCTGCAAAGCTTTTTTGTTGTGTTGCCGCCTGACCTGTGCTAACTGCTATCTGTTTGTTCGTTGCATCCAACTGCTTACCAACTGCTACACCAGCTTTTGATTCGGCGTTAACGGCTTTTTGTGTTTTAACTAAAGTATCGCGTTTTTGATTTAGCTGTTCAACTCCTTTGGCTTCAGTATTCAATACGTTAACTAAGTTTGCCTGTGCTGATTCTAAATCATCGGCAACATCAACGCCTTCGGCCATGGCGTTATTTAGTTCGTCAATACTTTGTATAGCTGAATTTATTTCAGTCTGAAACTGTGAACTATTAAATTCTAAACTATAAACGTCTTTAATTTCTGCCATTGTAAAACGAAGATTTAACTATTTGTTTATTTTTTTATTAGCCTGTTCGGCCCTATCATTATCTTTTAGTATTTGTTCTAATGCTGAATAATAATCACGTATAACCCAAAATCTAACATTTGCCATTTGCACTGGGTCGCCCTTAGTTATTATATAATCGTTTTCGCGGTTTTGTTCTTTTAGTTTTTGCAGTGCGTGTTGATATGTTTGCGGTTTCTTTTTTGGTTTAGCGTTCGGTTCAATTTTGTTAAGCCGTGGAAAGTTTAATTTTTTGAAGCGCTCGAACCTTTCAAAATTTGTTCTATACTGTTCAAAAAAAAAGCGCGCAGTTCATCGTCTTTTTTAATTGCATCCATTTTGCGCTGTTGTGTTTCGCTATTTATAATGTATGGGTTTTCACCATCAATATAAAAGAAGTACAAACCAGCTTCTAATAATAGGTCATCTATCTTAACGCTTTTAAGCCTGTACAGAATATCATTTAATTGGTCCTTAGACTTAGTATGAAATTCTTTTAGCTTATCGCGGGTCATGTTTTGCCATGGCATATCTTCAACCGTTTCTAAAATGCCGTTTAGCTTTTTAACTACTTCAGTTTTGTTAATGCCAAAATCAATAGCGGTCATCGCTTCTTCAATTCTTTGCGCACGTTCACGCGTCAGGTTCGCAGGGTTTTTTAAAATATAAAAGTTATTACCAGCGCGGTCTGTAAATACTCTTGTCAATTCTATGCGCTGCTTTGTAGTTTCGGGAATGTAGGTTTTAAGCCACTTCTGGTAATTACTTTCGTTTTGTTCTGCTCTGTTTCGTTTTCTAAAAATCATGTGTTTAGTATTTAGCTGTAAAGATATTTCAAAAAAAGATAAATATTTTTATAAAATTTTAATAAAATTATTTGCAGTTTTGAAAAGTGTTTGTATCTTTGAACATCGATTTGATGAAACGCTTTAAAAAACTTTAAGATTATGAAAGAGTATTTTTTAAAATTAAACAATGATGGCAGCTTAAATAGAGGTTATCTTTCTGTATGGGAAAATGGTGAAGAAACAATTATAATTTCTGATATTAAAGAAGCTACTAAAAAAGGATGGCGTTCATCTAAAGCTATTACAGAGCATTTAGATATAATTTATCAAGAAAGTGAAGTAGATTTAATAATTACTGAAGATTGTGCTATGAAAATTATTTATAAATATGGAAATATTACTACAAAAACATATACTCCTGAATATTATATTGGATTTTCAGCAGCACATGCCATAGCTAATTTTTGTACCAAAAATGGTACAGACCCATATGATAGAGGATAATTATTTTTGAATTATCTAACCAAACAGGGCGCAGCATCTTACACTGCATTTAACATCATGACATTTACAGATTATCCAAAGGCCGCAACAGAAGCGGCAAAACGCGCCCTTAAATGGAAAGAAGAAACAGGCAATGTAAAAGGTTGCGGTACTTTAGTAGGCTGGGCACGCGCTAACCAATTAGCCAAGGGCGAACCAATAAGCATTGAAACGGTTAAACGCATGGCGGCATTTATTAGGCATCAGCAAAATAAAAACGTACCGTATAGCGAAGGATGCGGCGGTATCATGTGGGATGCTTGGGGAAGCGATGCTGGTATTAACTGGGCAATACGTAAAATGGAATCTTTAGAAAACAAATAAAATCACATCACAATGAAAACACTACTTTTTATTTTCGCGCTTTCATTTAGCGCAATGGCTCAACAGCAAGATACTTTTTATTGCATTCAGATACTTAGCACCCGACACCCAGAATACATACGCGCTGAACACTTAGCGATGTGTACAATTGAACAAGCGCAAGTAGAACAAACAGATAGCCTGTATCGGATTATGTTTGTTTATAACACACTTGAAGAAGCTGAAATAATGCTAACAACGTGGAAACGCGCCCACAAAGATGCTTTTATTTGCCGCCGTACTTCTCAACAAGTTTTAAACTTCTATCAATTCTACACTTATGATTAGGCACGTACACATCAAAGGAAACAACAAACGCGATAAAAAAGGTATCTTGCAGCAGTTCTTAACCGAAGCGCAACAATATAAACCACTTACGCGAGAAGAAGAACGATTCGCGAATCGCGATATGCTTATAAAACACAATATGTTATTTGCGGCATCAGTTGCGTTTCGTTATGACAATTCGCAATGTGATATTATGGATTTAGTTTCTGAAGCCATGATAGGTTTAATTAAAGCCGCTGATACTTTTAACCCGGCATTTGAAAATAAATTTATTAGTTACGCGCTGTTTCATATTCAGCGCTACATTAAAGAGTTTTTAGATACTAAGAAAAGTTTTGTTAGATTACCGCACAAAATAAGCGAAATAAAATACAAAATTGGTAAGCATGAAGAAACCGATAGTCAGCTATTGGCCGAAAAGCTAAATATACCTGAGCATCTAATTGTATCAGCCCAAAGCATTACAGGATTTGTTAGCTTAGATGATTTGAACGAAGATGGTGATGCAATATATCAAGTTGCATCCGATGACCTAACAGATAAGCATATTTTAAAGCAAGAACTAAAAGAACTTTACAACGAAGTTACCGAATGTTTAACCGAACGTGAGTTAAAGATTTTGCAGTACAGATACTTCGATTCATTTCCGCAAGATTTAAGCCAAGTAGCTGAAAAGATGAATATCTGCCGCGAACGTGTTAGGCAAATAGAAAAACAAGCATTTCATAAAATTAGAAGCAAATATGCAAACGGAATCTAAATGGGTGCGCGAACTTATTTTAAGCGGCCAACCAGATAACATTGAATTAGGTTTAATACTAAACAATTCATTTAATTTGTTCCCGTTAACGCGTAAGTTTTACCGCAAGAATAAGCGTTTTAAATTCTGGCAGCCATCGCGGCACTACTCAGTAATAGAATCAGAATCGCGTTATTATTCATGGGTTGCACTATTGAACAACGAACTAAAAACGCATCGGGCGTATTTCTGGTTAGACTTTCGAGAACCTAAGTTCAAAACGCCGTGGCAACAATGGCAAAAGCATATAACTAATAATCTTAAAATGCCCTATCACGGTCCGCTGTATCATTATCCTTCGCATCCTTATACGGCAATGTTCACAGAACGCTAATACATCCTACCGTTAGCTAAAAACTTATCGGCCCAAACATTAACCTGTTCTACGTAAAAATCGCCATTGTCAGTTATATTGACGATGGCGAAACCATTTGCCCATAGTTGGCGCTGGAAACGTGGCATATAGCTAAAACCTTTAGACTTAATATCAAATAAACCGCCGATGTTAAAAGCGGCTTTGTTCCCAGTGTGATAGCATTGAACGCGGTGCGTATGGCCAAACATAACCGAATGCTGCGTTTTATCTAAATGCGCTTTTGCTGCATGAATAGAAGTATAAACGCCGTGTACTATGTCTAAGTGTTTGCCTAATGTGAAATAATCTGACTGCCAATCTGTTTTTACTTCCCATCCGCGCTCATGAAGATATAGCGCTTCAGTTGGGTTAATCAATGCGCCGCCGTATTTTGCATTATCCTTTTCTTTTATATGCCTAAAATAACGGTCCTCATGGTTGCCAAATAAGAAATACTTTTTAGAACCTTTGAACGCGCTGTTAATTTCATCTATGCCATGTAGCCCATCTATGTACTCATCCTGTAGTGTTAGGCCCGATAAG